CGCATCTTGTTGATGAAGGCGTCGGTCGCCAGGGTCTTGTCGCGCTCGGCCTTCGCCAGGTCTTCCTGAAGGGCGACCTGGTTGCGCGACATGATTTCGGCTTGTTTGGTCTCCTCGATCAGTTGCCGGCGGGCGACGATCTCGCGTTCGAGGACTTCGGGATTAACACCCAGTTGGGCGGCGTTGTAGCGAAGAAGCGCATCCTCGCCCTGCTTCATCACCAGGATTTCCTGGCGCATCTTGGTCACGAACGCTTCGGCCGCCAGGCCCCGCTCGCGCTCGGCGACGGCCATGCGCTCCGCTAGCTGAATAGCCTGGCGCTCTTCGACCTGCCCGGCTTTGAGGGCGGCGTTTTTCTCCTCGATCTGGGCGATCAGGCCCTCGGCCGCCTTGCCGACACCGCGCTGGGCGGCCTCGTAGCGCAGTAGGTCGCCCTGGGATTTGCCGATCGTGTCGGACGTGCGCTTGAGTGAATCCAGGAACTTCTGTTGCGCCGCAGCCGACTTGTCGACCTCGGACATGAGGGTCCGCTGGACGGAGATGAACTGCTGGCCGCCCTGGGCCGCATCGGTGAGCGCCTTCTTCACATCGCCGACGACGGTGAAGTTGTTCTTCAGGGACTTCGTGAACGCCTCAACGTCACGAGCCGCCATCGCCATCTTCTGGGTGAAGACGCCGGTGTCGAGGTTTAGGGTGGCGCTAAGCGTGCGGACGGCCATCAGGCGCTGCTCGTCCCGAGGGTTTCGTCGTTGAACTTCATCAGATCGCGGAGACCCTGGCGGTGGGTCTCAATCGTGGGTATCTCGCGGGCGTCGACAGTCGTTCCCATCGCTTCTCTGAGCGAAGATCGGAACCCGGTGATGCCTTCGGAGTCGCCGTGGTTAGCCATCAGGTTAACGTCGAGACTTTCCAGATTCTCCTCGGCCCGCAGGCGGTTAACCTGGGCGTTCAGACTCCAAAAGACCCGAAGGGGAAGCTCCATAACAGCCCGCCAAGGAAGGCTGTAGAACCGCATCACGCGGGCGATGAAGTATGGGAAATCGATAGCCCTTAAGTCGATCTCCCCGGTTAGTTTTTTGCTTCGCCGGTGTCTTCAGGCTTTGAAGCTTCGACCGCCTGGACGCCCTCTTCTTCGTTCACGTCGTTCACAAAGTCGCTGATCACCTTCAGCCGATCGAGCGGCAGCACGGCGAGGTCGGCTTCCTCGACGGTGGGGAAGGACCGCTTGATCATGGCGACCATCATCGTGACGGCCTCGGAAGTCTCGATCTTCGCGCCATCCTTGTCGCGCTCTTCGGCGCGCTTCATCTCGGTGATGAACTGCTCGACGGTGAAGGGTTGGAACTTGTGGTCGACGCCGTGGAAGTGAAGCACTTTTTCAGGCGTCTCGATGGTGTCGAGATTGAGAATTTTCGTCATGGTTCCTCTTTGACAAATTAGACCTTGGGCGTGATCCCAAGGCGCTGAGCGTTGGCAGGCGGATCAAGTAAACCCGCCCGCCAACGTTGTCAATCAGTTCTCGCTACTTATTAGGTAGCGGAAGCGCTCGGATCACCGATGGTGCAGAGAAGGCCGGTGGTGGCGTCGGGATACATGGTGAACTCGACCATGAACACGCGCTCATTCTGCTCTTGGAAGTCGAAGGTGACGTTGCCGGTAGGCGCGGCAAGCGGGACGGTCACGTCCTCGGCGAGGTTGGTGCCGGCGTTGGCGGTCGGGTGGAGAATAAGCGGCAGGGCGGTGGCGTAGAGCGACTGGCCGACGGAGGTGGGGATCACCAGCTTCTGCTTGGTGCCGACGTTCTTGTCGATCACGATGCTCGCGCCAGGAATGACCGCGACCAGCTTGTTGATGTCGGTTTCGGCCATCGGCACCTTCACGGTCCCAGAGCGGCCCATGATGTAGTCGTTGATCACCGTCTGACCGAACTGGTCGACGTTGATCGGCTTGTTCTGCGTCGAGAGAGTGACGGCGACACCGCCCTTGGTCAGACCCAGGTCCACACCGCCATAGCTCACGCTGCAAGCGCCAAGTTTGACGTTCTGGATGTTAGTTGCCGTATAGGGCATTAGAAAGGGCGTCCTTCTATCTCAATGAGGCTGTCTATTTTAGCTGTTAGGCGTCGCGAAGCAAACATCAAAATTGACGCTAGACTCGTAAAAGTCACCATCAGAGCGCGGAAATGTAATCGGAAGGTGGCTTGGGTAGATATACGAGAAGTTGACGGTGCCTAGATCGAGGCCGGTATCGTTGCCTTCCATGCGCTTCTGAAAGGACGAAAGGAGATCGCTCACGGCCTGGGCCTGCGTCACCGAGTCCTGCATCGTGTGGGCGCGGGCGATGATTTGCATCACCCCCTTGTAGAAGTTGGGAATGTCGCGATCGGTTTTCAGGCCGTCGCTTCGCGAAGCCACCATTACGCCCGGTTCATCGGCAGTCATGGTGAAGGCGAAGACGTTATCGCCCACGCCTGGGATGTCGGCGCTTCTGAGGTAGTTCACAACGTCAACGATCCACATCGGCCTATTTCTCCGGGACCAGAGTCTGGGAGATGGCCTCCACCAGTTTTTCTTCGAATAGGTCGACCGCGCGGCTCAGAAACTGCGGGCCGACGGGGCGGTCCGGAGGGTTGCTGGCGTCCTTTGCCTGTGAGCCTGGTCCAAGCTTGTAGGTGCTCTCGTGCATGACCATGGCGTAGTCATCGACGTTGCGCCCGCCGACGAAGCCGCCCACGTCGATTTCGAGTTCCAGATTGTCCCTGGAAGATCGGATTTCCTCGATATGATGGGCCTCTTCGAGGTTATGGAGGTCCACCGGGCACATCTGGCGGGAAGCCTCCATGATCTCCTTCGCGCCCTCGCGCATGACCTTCTTCGCCTCGCGCCTGGTGAGAGCCGTGGACTCCTGAAGTTCTTCGATGAAGTCCTCCGGGGTGAGTCCTTCCCAGATGATGCCTTCCTCAGAGGCGTCTACGCCGCTCATTGCGGGAGAGCCCCTTTCCGGAAATCGACCTGGATATGATCGATCTTCCCCAGGATGTTACGGCGCGGGAAGAGCCGGATAGCCTCCCCGATCTGGTTTTCGACCTGGACCAGGTCGCCCTCGGCGATCGGACAGTTCGGCAGGAACAACAGCCGGATCAGGCCGACCTCTTCTTCCGCGCGGCCCCTCGTTCCGGAAGCTCCTTCTCTCAGCGGAGTCTTGGTCACTTTCAGGTCGAGGGTCACGACCGAACACGGCGTCGCGACAGCCGGATAGTAGGAATGGTTAGAGAACACGTCGCGTTTGCCGGTGCGCTGATAAAACTGGCAAGTGGCATTGGGGATGAACACGGCTTACCCCCTGCCAATGATGATCGAGCTATTGAGGAATCCTCTTAGGTGCTGAAGCGCGTCCTTGCACACCGGCGTCACCACGTCAGGGACGGTTCGGAAGTTCATCTTGGCTTCGCCGATCGCTTCGGCGATCACACCTGAGTTGCGCTTGTCGATGATCGGATCGCCATTGAGCAGGAAGTTCGCTTCCGCCATCTGGGCGCGCTTGAGCGCGTTCTGGAACTGGCCGGGCCACCCCTGGAAGTCGATGTCGGTGTAGTAGGCGATGTCGGCGAGGACCATGAAGATGCGGCCGAACACGTTGTCCACGCTCATGCCGTAGAAATCCACGATCCGGCTCTGGAAGTTCTCGCCAATCGGGAACCGGTAGCGAAGCTGGAGCATGTGCTCATAGGCGGTCGCCAGGGCGGCGAGTTGGGCGTCCTCGGTCGACTGATCCCAGCCGTCCATGTTGAGTAGCTCGTAGCGGGTCAGATGGGTCTCGGCGGTGGTGATGAAGCTGTTCACCATCCGGACCAGCGGGTCAGCGGCGTTGAGAACGTAATACTGGGTGTCGACAAAGGTGCCGTCGGTCGAAACGAAGGTCGTAACGATCTGCCGAAGTCCCCTGGGCGCGGGGATGGGCGGCCCGGTGACGATGGTGGGATCGGGAATCATTCCGAGCGTGTTGACCGTCGAGCTTAGGAGCAGCGCTATGGTCGTCTGCGAGGCCGCTGGAGGGTTGATGGTGGTCGGACCCTGGACGACGTTGCCTACCTCGTCAAAGACCTCATAGGAGACCGTAGGAGAGGCTATGAGGGCTCCCGCGACCATGGGCACAGGGATGGTCAGCGGGACGGTTGCGCCAGCCCTGAAGGACGTAGGGGCGACCAAGGGGCTTGTCCTTAAGCCTTGGGTTGCTTGAGCAGGATGTCAGCGATCAGACCCCGGATCGAAGTGCCCTTCACGCCAAGGGGATCACCGATCTCGCGCAGGCCGACGATGCCTTTTTCGGCGGCGATGTCCTCAAGTTCGTCCTGATTGTAGATGTGACGGGCGGGCTCCGGCGCATCCAGAACCTCGCCTTCGGCTTCGAGCCTGGCGCGCTCTTCCTCATCCAGCAGCTTCTGCTGGGCGAGCACGTCGGAGAGCCTGACGATCGGCGCTTCGACAACCGCTTCAACGGTCATCACCCGCACCTGGTCGAGGCCGGGGCTCACCGGGCCAAGCTCTTCGCCGTTCTCATCGATTTCAACGACCGAAATGTAGGCTCCCAGGGCCATCGCCTCGCGGTGAGGCATAGGGGCCATGGAAACGCCGTTCTCGAACTGAACGGTGCCCAGATCGCCAGTGTAGGTAAGCCATCCAGGCTGAGTGATCTTGACGCGCATTAAATCTCCAAAAACGAAAGGGGCGGGCTTTCGCCCGCCCCTTGTTAGATCAGTCACTAATGACTGTCAACGCCGTTAGACGTTGGTGATGCCCACCAGCGAGGCCATGGAGAGCGTCGACTTCAGGACCATGCTGACATACCACTTCAGCCGGTAGCGGAAGGCGTCGCGGTTCTGCACGGTGCCGATCGACTCGACTTGGAAGCCGCCTTGACCGCCGCCGGTGATCCCGTGGAGGCCATCGACTTCGTTGAAGCGGACCGCGTAGATGGCGCAACAGTTGCCATTCGAGGTCCCCTGGGTGTCGGTGCCAGGGATGTAGTCGGAGACGAGGATCGGGATGCCGTCGTGGGTCGGCGTCATCGTGCCGGAGAAGTTCTCCAGCATGATCATCGGAGGCTGGGTCCCGCCGGCAGCGCGCAGGAGGGACTTGTAGGCCCGGAAGGTGCCCCGGCGCATGACGAAGGCGTCAGGGCCTTGGATCACTTGGTCCTTCAGTTGGTCGAGCATACTCAGGGTCAGCGCCGCACCATTGGTGCCAGCGACGATCACCTGGGCGGGATCAACCAGCTTCGCCATGCCGTCGAAGCAGGTCGGCTGCGCGAGCGAGTCGCCCGTCACAAGCGCTTGCTTGAACTGCATCCCGAGGCCCTTGGCCTTCTGCGCCAGTTGGATCGCCACTTGGTCGTTGTGGTCTTCCATGGTGGCGATGAGGAACTTGTCCACGTCAACGTCACCCGCCAGGATACGCAGAGTGGTCGTAACCTGGGTGAAGGTGGACGCCTGTTCAGGGACGTTCTCGTTGACCGAGAGGAACGCGCCGTTGGCGATCGTGTTTTCGCGGTTGTAGGTGTAGCTCTTGCCGTTGACGTTAGTGAACGGCAGCATCGCAAAGAGTTCATC